CTCAGGCCACAAGTTCGTCAAGGGCTTGGAAGCCTCATCAGTAACAATCGACTTCCTCAATGACACAGCAACAGCAAACGTTCTAGCAACTTTGCAAGCTGCTTGGGGTACTTCTGTAACTGTAGTCTTGCTTCAGGCAAAAGGCACAGCAGTAAGCGCAACTAACCCTCTTTACACAATGACTTGCCTAGTCAACAACACAACCGATATTAACGGCGCTGTTGGCGATCTTGGCACTCAGAGCGTAACCTGGACTGTTAACGGTACAGTTGCAGTAGCAACAACCGGCACATTCTAAATTACTAACTAAGGGGCAAACAATGGCAAAACTAAAGGTAACAAGGGCAGACGGAAGCGTTAACGAGTACCAGATCACACCAGCGATCGAGTACGCCTTCGAGCAGTATGCAAAGAAGGGTTTCCACAAAGCCTTTAGAGATGACGAAAAGCAGACCGATGTATATTGGCTCTGCTGGGAAGCAATCCGTCGGTCGGGTGAAACCGTTAAACCCTTCGGAGAGTCTTTTCTAGATACATTGACGCGAGTCGAGGTTCTAGACGATGACCCTTTGGAGTAACGCGGGAGTCCTTCACCTATCTCGTAGCGAGACTATCGCTTGAGACAGGACTCTCGCCCCAAACTTTAATCGAACTAGATCACACAATGTTTAGGACTTTACTTAGAGCCCTGAAAGACAGAACGAAGGAGCAACAAGATGCCAACAAGCGTCAAAGGCGCAACTAACCTTCGCAAGGCTCTAAAGCAATTTACTCCTGATCTAGCAAAAGAAACTACTAAAGAGATTGGCAACTTTCTTAAGCCAGTTGTCAAGAATGCTCGTGGGTTCGTTCCTTCTAATAGTGAGATTCCTAGCGGATGGCTAGTCGGTAATCAAAAAGGCAAATGGGAACGCGTAGCCTTTGACGCAGCTGTCGTTCGACGCGGTATTGGATATAAGACAACTCCGAGCAAGCCTAATCGTTCTGGCTTTAAGTCTTTGGTATCTATCCTTAACAAGACTGCTGCCGGTGCAATTTATGAAACAGCAGGCCGCAAGTCAGGCATCGATGGTCGCTTTACTCCAAGATTGCAAGGTTCACTAGCTGGGCCAAATCAAAAGAGCCAAGGTCGAGCAATGTTCAAAGCGTGGCAACAAGATCAAGGCAAGGCTAAAGGCGCTGTACTCCAGGCTATTTTTAACTCAGCCGCTAAGTTTAATGCAAGAACAGGCGGCAAATAATGGCTGATTTAAGAATTGATATTGCATCCGAGTTCGTAGGTGCTAAAGCCTTTAAGCAAGCCGATAGCGCTACCTCTAAATTAAGCAAGCAAGTTGCGTCACTCGCTAAGTCCTATCTTGGCTTAGTCGGGGCACAGAAGTTGGCCCGCAGTTCTTTCAACGCAGTTAAAGCATTTGCAGCAGATGACAAAGCCGCTCAACTTTTAACTCGATCATTAGACAATTTAGGCTTAGCTTTTGCAGATCCTTCAGTCCGATCATTCATTTCAGAACTAGAGAAAACCTTTGGCGTCCTCGATGACCAACTTCGTCCAGCATTCCAGCGTTTGCTTACAACTACTGGAGATGTAGCAAAGAGCCAATCATTACTTCGCACAGCGCTAAATCTGTCTGCCGCAAGCGGGGTAGATGTCGTAACCGTTTCAGGTGATTTAAGCAAGGGTTATGTAGGGCAGACTCGCGCACTTGCTAAATATGGTCTTGGGCTAACTCAGGCACAGTTAAAGGCTATGTCCTTTGAGGAAGTTCAACAACGCATTAACATTCTATTTGGTGGACAGGCTCAACTAGCAGCTGATAGTTATTCTGGATCATTAGATAAGTTGACCGTTGCAGCAGCAAACGCTCAAGAAGCCATCGGCAGAGGTTTGGTTGATGCGTTGTCCGTTCTCGGCGGTGGTGGAGAAGGTGGACTGCAAAACACCATCAGACTCATTGAACGCGCCTCAACAGGACTTGAAACCTTTATTCGACGCTTTGGCGTAGGACTTGCTCAGCTCAAGGCTTTGGGAACTTTAAACTTCGGACAGTTCGCGGCTATTGGTCAAGCAGAAGCTAATCGAGGAAAAATTGCTTCAGGTATCACTCCAGCAATTCAAGCAGAACTTAAAAAAGCAGCAATCGAAAAGGCAACCTTAAAACGGACTAAAGAACAGACAGTAGTTCTTGCTAAGAACACTAAAGCCATCAAAGAACAAACAGCGCTACAAAAGGCTGGCACTTTATTCGATGTTGAACAAACTCAGATTATTGCTGCCCTTAAAGGCAGGATCAGCGATGATGAGCGCAAGCGCTTAGAACTGCAATTAGCACTTCTGACCGGCAACACAGTAGAGGCTTCTAAACTAGCTGGTGAAATCGGCAAGGCTCAAGGACTAAGCGCTGGACTTATCGCTTATCTGAAAAACTTGCCAGATGCTAAAAATCCGTTTGCTGGCTGGGCTGCTTATCTCGATGCTATTGAGGCTCAGGTTAAAAGAATTGCAGTTAGTAACGTTGGTACAGTTGTTGTTGCGAATGGAGCAATAGGCGGGAGTATGGAAGGCGCTATCCCTGGCAGCACTCAAGTATTCCCAGGTGATTTTGGTCTTGGCGGAGCAGCAGGCGCACCTGTCGTTAATGTTCAAGTTACTCTCGACGGCACAGAATTGACTAACGCTGTTACTAAGGTTCAAACTAATAATTCACTCTCAGGCTCAATGGTAGAAATTTTCCGCCGCGCTGGATCATTCGCTACGCCATGAGCCTACCTGCCCAAATATCCGTATCCTTCGACTTTACTAGCGGAGCGACTTTTGGCTATCCGTTCACTATTGGTGATCCTAAATACGGCGTATTGGGTACAGGCACTCTAGCCTCAACCACAACCCCAGAACCTACAGTCGATCTAACTCCAAACGTTTATTCAATCAGCATTCGTCGCGGGCGAAACATTATGCGCGATACTTACGAGGCTGGTCAGGCGACAATTCGAGTCCTTGATCCTCTCAGCTATTTCAACCCGCAGAATGTTTCCAGCCCTTACTTTGGTTTCCTAACTCCGCTACGCAAGCTGCGCGTGTCAGCAACAGTTGGCGGAGTTGGTTACTTCCTATTTTCTGGTTATACAATCGAGTACAAATACACCTATCCCAAAGGCCAAGAAACTGGCTATGTAGATATTATCTGCTCAGATGCGTTTAGACTAATGCAACAAGCAACTGTTACAACCGTTGCAAGTGCTACAGCAGGGCAAGATACAGGCACTCGCATAGGCAAGATTTTAGATCAGGTATCTTGGCCAGCCTCAATGCGATCGATCGATACCGGCAACACAACTTGCCAAGTTGATCCAGGCACTTCTCGCACTACGCTTAATGCCTTAAAGAACGTAGAGTTTTCTGAGCAGGGCGCGTTTTATATTGACCATGAGGGCACAGCAGTATTTCTAAACCGTACTAATGTAATCAAAAAATATGGCGAGACTCCTATTGAGTTTGATCAAACAACTGGCATTCCCTACACAAACCTAGTCTTTGCCTTTGATGACAAGCTGATCATCAACAGCGCTGGAATGACTATTGTGGGTGGCACTCAGCAAGTCTCAGAGAATGCAGCTTCTATCGCTAAGTACTTTTCGCATCAACTAAACGAGTCCAACCTAGTAGCCCAGACTAATGCAGATGCCCTAAACATTGCTAAGATATATGTGGCTACTAGAGCCGAGACAACCATCCGCATAGATGCGATGACAGTCGATCTGCTAGATCCAAATGTGCCAACAGCGACAATGCTGGCTCTGGATTACTTCTCAAACCTAAAAATTACGAATGTTCAGCCAGATGGCTCAACTATCGTTAAGACACTACAAGCGCAAGGACTGGACTGGAATATCACGCCAAACTCCATGAAGGTAACTGTGACAACACTTGAGCCAATAGTCGAGGGCTTCATCATAGGCTCGGCTGTATCAGGTATAATCGGCACTAACATACTGGCGTACTAGGAGATATAATGGCAGCAGGCTTAGGATTTATTGAGTTCTCTACGGGAGATGTGTTATCGGCGGCAGCCGCTAACGGCTATTTAGCCTCTCAGACTGTCATGGTGTTTGCAGACGCGGCAGCAAGATCAGCAGCAATTACAAGCCCACAAGAAGGCATGTTCTCTTACCTCAAAGATACAAACGCCACTCAATATTATTCAGGCTCGGCTTGGGTTTCATTTGGCGGATCTACTTCGCCGCTTACAACAAAAGGCGATCTTTACACTTATTCAACGGCAGATGCTCGTTTAGCAGTTGGAAGCAATGGGCAGGTATTAACAGCCGATTCAACAGCTGCAACAGGGTTGAAATGGGCTGCTGGCGGCGGCGGCGGTAAAGTTTTACAAGTTGTTTTTGCTTCAGACTCATCACTAACAGCTTGCTCTACGACCACTTTTATTGATACTGGATTAACTGGCACAATAACTCCGACATCTGCAACTAGCAAGATTTTGGTTATTGTAAGCCAAAACGGAATAAGCAAAAATAGTGCTTCTACTACTACTGGAATGAGTGTAAAACTTTTAAGAGGAGCAACATCGTTGATCACTTTTGCTGCGGCCTCTGCCTTTACGGGGACTGCAATGTATAATTATGTGGCAAGCGCTTCGGCAACATATTTAGATTCCCCGGCGACGACAAGCGCAACAACATACAAGACCCAATTTAATTCAACAAACAATACTGCAGCGGTAGGCGTCAACATTGGTGCAGAGTCCAGTACAATTACACTTTTAGAAATAGGTGCATAAAATGGCAACAGCTTCAGATGTACTAACCATGCTTATTCCTTCGGGTGGTTGGGCTGTTCAAAATAACGATTTTGATTCAATCTTTTATGATGAGGGCGTTACTCCATTAACCAAAAAACAATTTGACGATGGTTTTGCGGCTTATGATGCTTTTCACGCTACACAAGAAAAATTAAAAGCGGAGAAAAAGGCTGCATTACTTGAACGCTTAGGCATAACAGCCGATGAAGCGGCACTTTTACTTGGATGAAACCAAGACTCTGTAAAGCTGGTCAACAACTAAGAGAGCAGTTTGATGACAGTTTCGGCGATCGTGATCGCACCTCGGATGGCTGGATCGGTGATAGTCGGCACTCAGCTCGTAAGTCTGACCATAATCCAGATGGCCAAGGCTGGGTTCGTGCCATTGACATTGACCGCGATTTATCCGGCAAGGCTAAGCCCGACCTCATGCCCGATGTGGCAGATCAACTTCGCATCTTGGCAAAGCGTGATAAACGCATCTCGTACATCATCTTTGCAGGCAAGATTGCCAGTTCTAAATCGCTATGGCGTTGGAGAACTTATACGGGAATTAACAAGCACGATCATCATTGCCACATATCTTTCAATAGCAAAGGCGATCAGGACGGTTCGTTCTTTCAAATCCCACTACTAGGAGCAACTAAATGAATATGAAGCACCCAGCAATAATTTCTATCGGCGCATTCTTAGCTGTATGGGGTACAACCTCTAACTTCTCTTTAGACTATCGCGCCATCCTTGGCTCAATCGTTGCCGGTATCTTTGGGTATGCCACTCCTAAAAAATGACGATCCAGGATTACTTAAATCTTTATATTGCCACACTTGCAATAGTAGGTGGCTTGGCTGGCTATGTGATCACTCACTTGCTGTCGGAGATCAAACGCCTTAATCAGCGTGTCGATGAGATCTATAACATACTTCTAGATCGATAATTTTCCTATGGCGCGCAAACGAGTTATAGACCTTGAGGATTACTCAATGCTAGAGACTTACTGCATTGGGTTAAACGAGTACTGGAAAAGCCTAAAGAAGGCTGGTTTCGCTGACGATATTGCATTATGTCTGCTGCTAGAGCCTTTGACTTATCCTGCAACGATCTTGCCAACTCCTAACTGGCTGCCTAACCTTCCCGACCGCATCCCCTATGACGATGACGATGAGGACTAACAATGAAAAGAACTGTAATCGTTCCCGATCTACAAGTTCCCTATCATGATGAAGTAGCAGTAAGAAATGTTGCATCTTTTATTAAGGCATACCGCCCAGATAGCGTCATTACTTTGGGAGATGAAATCGATCTCCCACAGATCAGCCGATGGACAGAAGGAATGCCAGGATGGTTTGAGCAAACACTCGGAGATGATCGAGACCAAGCAGTAGAAGTCTTATGGTCTTTAGTAGAACATTCTAAAGAAGCCCACATGATTAGAAGCAATCACACAGATCGACTTTACAATGTGATTATGAAGAAGATACCGGCATTTTTAGCGCTGCCAGAGTTGCGCTTTGAGAAGTTCCTAAAACTCGATGAACTAGGTATCACCTATCACAAGAAGCCTTACGCCTTTCAGAAGGGCTGGGTAGCAGTTCACGGAGACGAGCAAGGGATCAACCCTAATGCAGGCCTTACAGCCCTTTCAGCGGCCCGTAGACACGGTTTAAGCGTTATATGTGGACACACACACAGAGCAGGTCAGTCAGCCTTTACAGAGGCATCTGGGGGCAAGATAGGGCGCATCTTGCGTGGCGTAGAAGGTGGGCATCTTATGGACGTTCGCAAGGCTGGCTATACCAAAGGCACAATGAACTGGCAGCAAGCATTCGTGATAGTTGAGGACACGCAAGTAACCCTTATCAATCTTGAGAAGGATGGCACTTTCGTAGTCAATGGGCGCAGGTATGGACGATCTAGATAACGACATCAGGCGCACGATCGATGATGCTGTCGATGATGCAGAATTGTTACCGTTTCGTTATACAAGGAAACGCAGTTCTGTCTGATATTCGTGCAACACTTATGCCAAGAAGCTGCGAAGGGCGCAGCAGAAGGGCAGTAAATGTCAACGCTACAACTAATAATCCTAGCCAGTTGGTTCGGGATGTTCTTTATGGGGTACAAAATAGGTCACAGAGATGGCTACATCACAGGCCGCAGAGCAGTACGCAAACACTATGAGCAGCTTGATCAGGTCAGAGTATGAAGCATGCTGAGATTTTACAGAGTGCGACAGATCTATATCAGGAGCGAGGACTGCATTACGGTCATCCATCTGACAATATGGCAAGAGCAGCAAGGCTTATCAGCGCCTATTTGGAAATGCCGGTTGAAGATTATCAAGTGGCAGTTATTCTCACACTCGTCAAGATTGCCAGAAGCATCGAGGACAGTCAGCAGATCGATACTTGGATTGATAGCGCCAGTTACCTTGCCATTGCTGGTCAACTAGCAACGGAAGGAAACGAACTTTATGTATAAGTTAGACGATTACGAGACAGTAGCAATGCTTAACAAATGGTTCGTCGAAAATTACCCTATGGGAAGGACAAACATTGAGATCACTTATCACGATGTCGAAAAGGGCTACATCACGTGCAGAGCAGAAGTTTATCGGGATGTCAACGATGCTTTCCCTGCGACTTCTAACATCGCTCATGGGGTTAGGGATCAATATATCCAAAATATGCGTCGCTTCTATGCAGAGGATATTGCTTCATCAGCTCTTGGCAGAGCAATTACGTTGCTCAAAGGCGGACAGACTGCAACTAGAGACGATATGGAAAAGGTTGGACAGGTAGCAGATAAGCCAACTCCAAAGCCATTTGCTGAAAAGTTAACGGAGAAGATAATTATGCCGGTCGAAGATGATGCCTGGACTGTTAAGGCTGTCAATCCTGCGCCATCAGCTGCGGAAGCAGTTGCCTTGGTTCAAGATGTTCTAGGTGCTACTAAAGTTGATAAGGACATTCCAGAATGTAAACACGGTCAGCGAGTTTGGCGCACAGGTAACAAAAATGGAAAAGCCTGGGCGAATATGGGCTGCCCACTAACGCCACAGCGTCAAGAAACGTGGGCTGACATAGATAAGTGCGATCCTATCTGGTACGTCATTGACAATAATGGCGCTTGGAAACCGCAAGAGGCTCGATCATGAGCGGCTTACAGTTTATGAATCAAGATGGTGAATGGGAGAAGTTCCCAACCGATGATGTTTTATATGAGAAGGCTCGCCAGCGAGAAGCGCTCAATGCGCTGCAAGTTAGGATAATCTGTCATCTATGCAACGAGCCATGCCCATCAGACGAGTTAGCCTTCTGGATCGAGGGTCAATCACTAACTTGG